ACTAGATGTTGAGAATCCAGTTGCTACAGGTACAGTGTTATGGAATGTATCATCTGTTTCGCCAGGATTACCACCTGCATAGATGTATGCTGAATTATCAGCAACAAATTGCTCGTACCATATCTTCTGAGGAGCATTTACTGAAGATACTGCATCTTTTGCCTTAGAAAGGTTAGTCCATTTTTCAAGAACATTACCCTTAATACCAGTAATTCTTCCATCATCATCTACAACTACAACATGAAGACCATCACCTTCTGCGTTTCTATCTCTAGAATATCCGCTAGTTACTGGTCTAGGAGCAACTGACTTCCAACTAATTGTAGAATTAGTAATTGCTAAGTTCTGCTGATCGTACCAGTCTTGAACACCAGTTCCACTGTTTAAAGTTGAGTTGGTTAAAGTTGTTCCATAACCACCAAGGTTATTAGAAAGACCATCTGCTCCACTAAACCAAACAACAGATCCAGTTGTAAATGCAGAACCTACATTTCCTTCTGCATAATCAATTAGAGTAGTAGTTGATCCACCACCAACGGTTTCTACACGACAAACAATCTTAACATCTACAGTACTGTTTGCACCAATAGAAGTATCTGTTTTAACACCAGTAACAATACCTTTTAAGAAACCAGTGAATGCATTAGCAGTACCAACACCAGCAACTGTATAACCACCTATAGCAGCAGTAACAGCAGCACCAACGGTAGCACCCACACCAGCAAGACTAACTGTGGTAACACCGATTGTTTGATCTGCAAAGTCATCAATGAAGCAAACTTTTAATCCATTTGCCCAAGAACCAGGGTTCTTAGCAGCATATGAGAAGTTAGTTGCATCTGAATGACTTGTTATATAATCGTCGTAATTATCAATTCTTCCTGATCCTGTCATTGAGACGGAAGCAACACCAACACCAGAGTTAGCGTTACCAAATATTAGACCACCACCTGCTCTAACTACCTTCAATACTCCACCATAAGTAAGGTATGAAGATGCAGTCATCCAATACTCATATTGAGCATCTGCTTCTTGTGGTTTACCAAATACGTTTATTAAATCTTGCTCTGTGGCAATATCTGTTGGTTCATTAACAGGTCCTTGAACAAAAGGAGCAGCAATTGCACCAATATTATCTAAGACATTTTCTGCTCTTCCTACTGTTAGGTCAACCTCCCTAATCAGTACTCCAGGAGATAATTGTGGAGTTGCCATGTGTGTTTCCCGAATCTCAGTTATCTAGAAATTATTTATTCTTTACTACATTTACAAAGGAAAAATGCTATGAACAATGCATGAACACTCCTACATGTATTCCCACATGTAAGATCTATCTCCATATTCATCTGAATGCCAAGTATCTCCATCATTATCAACAAAACTTTCATCCTCTAATCCAGTCTGAACAAATCCAAATGGTGCCATGTCTTGTTCTATCTGATTCTTCTGTTCTTCATATATTCTTTTACGAACATCATTGTCCGTCATCTCTTTAAAGTAATCTTGTGCTACTACCCATGCAAATAAAACAAGGCACATTGCAAGATCATCATTACATCCCTCTTCTGCCTCAAATGAATTGTGCTTTTGGATAAATGTAGTCAATTCAGATATAATCTCATAATCTTTGAATATTATTTTATCATCTTCTATTAAAGTTTTTAAATTACTACAACCTAATTTTTTAACTGCTGCTGTAGTTCTAACACCAAGTTGAGATTTCTTACCACTAAATCCAGATCCAACAATTTGTCCATTACGTCCTCTCATTGAACACATAAGAATATTTTCATATTCAAGATCAAATTGAAGTATACTTGCTACTTGATCTCCTATATCATTAACTTCTATTAATAAGTTTGCTTCATTATAACCTCTTGCAACATCATATATGATGCTAGGAAAAATCATAGGTTTAACTTCATTATTTTTATATTTTGCTACAACTTTATATGGAAATTCTGTAATATCAAAAACTACAAATGCAGAATAATCATTACCTAACCCTCTGGCAACATCAACTGTAATCATATAGTTATGATCTTTTATAGGATCTTCATGAATATCAAGACCAGCATTTCTAGTCTTTGGTTCATCGTATACAAGAGTTCTTAATTTACTTGGTGCAATAAGAGTATCAACAGATCCTAAGAATTCACATTCAAACTCAATTTTAAATTGTTGCTCAGAAGTATTAGCAATAGTTTGTCTCTTCCACTCACTATCCCTACCTGGAACTTGAGACCAATGCACATCAGTAGGAACATATTCATTCTTACTTCTTTCTGCATCATGCCAATACCTATAAAAATGGTTCATCCCGTGTGGGGTTGAAACCATTATTACTTTCGTTGTTTTACCAGAAGTAATAGTAGGATAAACGGAACTAAAGAAATCTTCTGCGATATGATTTGGGACAAAAGCGAACTCGTCGAGGAAGAGGATGTTAAACGACATACCTCGGACAGCACTTGCAGACGTAGAAGCAGCCAGTATCTTTGATCCATTTTCCAGTTCTAAACTACCTTTATTCCAAGCAATAATACCTTGCTGCATCCATTTAGGCAAATTTTCATATGCCGTTTGTAATCTACCTAACAAATCTCTTGCAGTTGCTGCTTTGTTTGCCAATATTCCAATATTCACACTATCATTAAAAACACAATAATGTAAAAGATATGCCACAGACGTAGTAGACTTACCAGTCTGTCTAGGCATCTTACAAATATTAAATCGATTTTCGTGGAAATTTGTAATTAACTTCTCTTGAAAATCATATGGTTTAAATTGAACAAGTCCCTCATCAAGAGAAACAATTTTCATATAATTATTAGCAAAATATACAGGATCTTCTTTACATTTTAAAAATTCACGAATGTTGTCTTCCGTGAATTCTATTTGAGTATTTGCTTTTTTTAGGTTGGGATTACCTAAGTAAACATCATTATTAGTGGACATAATATTAAGATGGTTTTGGATATCTTAATTTTACACTTGTAATACCAATATACCAATTACCTGTTGTAGCAGCTACTCCCAATTTTCCATTAGTCATATCATGATACAATTGATCTAATTGATCACCCATATCAGCATAACCATCTGTAGTAGTAATTCCAACTCTCTTTAATATATAAGTTGTATCAGGTATACTGTACCATGCGTTATTAAGTTCTTCATCTGATGGACAATCCACAGATCCTGGGTTGGATGGATCCCCTCTCCACTGAGTTATGTAATGTGGAGGAACACTTTGATTTAATGTATATTCACAATGATTTAATCCCAATTTGTCAATTGCTTGATTTATATCACATGTTGCAGCAATAGCCATTTTATTATTTGTTAAATATTACCCTTCAGTATATATACAAGAGTATAATATTCTGGTAGATCAATATTGAGATAATATCCTAAATCATAAGTTCCAGTTGTTCCTGTATCTGTATTAATTTGTTGTATTTTGTATGTTTTATCTGATGTAATCTCAAAGAGACTAGATGAAAGTATGCAATGAGCTGCTGCTCTCCAAGTATCAGCTGTCCAATTTGTTGGGCCATAGGTTAATACAATTGTATCAGTAACATTATATATTCTTGTCTTTATATGACCTATCCTAACACCAGGACATACAACTTTAATCTGATATAATCCAGGTTTTAACGTAAATTGATTACTACTTAAAGATACTATATCATGTTCATCAGATACAGTTGTATTCAAGTTTCTATCATACCAGGATTGGGTACTAACAACTGCACCTCCTCCCGTATTTGCTCCTTTCTGATCTTGAAGAATAGCTACAGCTGTAAATGCAATTCCAGTTAATCCAGATCCATCTCCAGTTAATAATCCTGTTGTTGTTATAATTCCAGTTGTATTTAAATTATCAGTAACACTTGCAGATGAAGTAACATTCCCATCATAATGACCTCCTGAAAGTTCAGTTGTCGATAAAATACCTACAACATCCAAAGTTTTTGATGGTGTTTCATTTCCTCGCTCACAAGACCATTTTGAAAAATTCACTCGACTTATCGGTTGGGAATTGGAAGATGAAATGCTCGCTGTGGAAGAGCGTTTGCAAAA